AACGTCCGCCAGCAGCGCGCTGGGCATCTGGTCCTGCGCACCCATCATCACGTGCAGCTGTCCCTTGATGCCGCCTTCGGCCTTTTCTCCTCCCCACAGGTTCTCGGCGTTCACCTCGATCACGCCGTTGGTGGTCTGTTCGCCAGCCCACGCGGTCTTGTCGCCGCCTCGGAACTCGAGCAAGGCGTCCAGCGGGCCGCGGCCGAGACCGAAATGGATCAGCATCGAGTACCAATAGCCGATGGTCGGCTTGCTCTTACTGCCCATGCTCGTCCTCCTGACGGGCGTGCTCGACCAGCTTCAGGGCCATGCCGTCGCCGGTGGCGACCAGCTGCTCGGCGTCGATGCCGTGACGCACGAACTCCGACCAATCCAGACCATGCCGTTGGAACCAGGCCCGTGCACCGCTGGCGCAGAAGCCCCGGCGAGCGGTGAAGCCGGGCACGGATCGCAGGTGGGCGATGGTCACCTTCATTTCTTGCCGCCCTTGGCCTTGATCTTCGTCGTACCGGTCTGCTTGAAGCCCAGGATGATCGAGTCCGGGATCCAGACCTCGCCGTAGATGCGCCGGATGCTCTTGCCGTCTTCGGTCACCGGCACGCTGGCCTTGGCCACCTCGGGATCCTTGGGCTTCGGGCGCATCGCGTAAGACACCAGCGCCGCCACCAGCATGATGGCCAGCTGGATCAGGAAGTTGACCCACGCCCGCACCACTTCGATCTCGCCCTCGGCCGCCGGCGGCGGCGCCTGCAGGCCGACGTAGGTTACGCACGCGACCACCAGCATCACGGCGGCCACCAGCGCGGAGCCGCGCGAGACCAGCTCACGGGTCGGCAGGGCCAACGCGTAGGCGACGTGCAGCCGCGCCTTGGCCAGGCACCAGCGCAGGCTGGGAATGCGACGGGAGAGAGGCAGGCGCGGGGTCATAGCGGCGATCCGTCCATGGGGCTCTTGATGGGCGCGTACACCGCACCGCCGTAGTTCTCTTCGTTCTCGAAAATGTCGCGGCAGGCAGCGAAGTTGTGCGGGCAGCCCCAGTACGCGGTGACCTCCGAGTCTTCCTCGAGCTGATCGGTGCCGTAGTTCAGGATGATCTGGTTGCCGGCGTGGGCCATGATGCTGCGGGTCTCGACCTCGCCGTCCGCACGCACGTACTCGACGAAGCCGCCGGCGAGGCGGCCGCTGGGCAATGCGGCGAACGCATCCGCCTCGAGCGCGATGCCCTCCGCAGCCGTCAGCACGCCCGGCACGGCGAAGTCCGCCTTGTCGAGGTTGCACATGCCGATGCCCTGGGAATACACCGCCAGCGGGCAGCCGCGCTGCCACCGCAGGTTCAGGCCGCGGCTGCCGCCGTTGGACCGGGTGGGCTCGCAGTTGAGCTCCATGACGGTGTCGGTGAAGCGCGCACCGATCACGCGCCCCGTCCACTCCACGACGACCTCGTCGTCGCCGTAGTGCTTGGCCAGCCAGGTCACGAACACCGGGCCGCTCGGCGGGTACGGCCGCCACCAGGACGTGACGCTGGCGTTGATCGGCAGTGTCAGCTTGACCAGGTTCTTCCGGCGCTCGCTGCTGTCGCGGATCTCCGAGCGCGACACGGCCAGCGGCAGGTAGTCCTCGTCGTCGACGGGGATCTCGCGGTCGGCATCGGTGAACCGGGCCACCACGTTGCCGCGGGCCAAGCGCAGCAGCCCGATGGGCCGTCCCATGTTCCGGCTCAGCTCGAGCAGGTTAAAGGTCACGGCGGGTGCCTCCGGCGATGGCGTCAGAGATCGGCACGGACGGCCTCCCAGCGCATCGAGCACAGACCCAGGCCATCGGCGTCGGTCACGTGGTCGATTTCGACCTGGTCGCTCGCCTGCTGCGACAGGGCCATGAAGCTCACGGCACGGATCGCCGCTGCAGGCACCTCGACGCCCAGGGCCGCGTTCAGCGTCAGGACCTCGGTGGCGCCTGCGGTGACTGAGTTGGTGATGCGCCGGCAGTAGACCCCGCCGCCGGCGACCTCGATGCGGATGTCGCGGCGGCCGAGCTGCTGTCGGCCGTAGAGGGAGTAGCCGCACCACTCCACGGTCAGCGACGTCGAGGCCGCGCCGATCGTGGAGACCACCTTCAGGTCGGCGTTCCAGCTGGGCACCCAGAGCTCACCCATGCGCCCACGCAGGCCGTAGGCGAGCGATCGGAACGCGGAGTGCTCCTCCCGCCCGAACAGCTTCCAGGCGTGCGCCTGCGAGCGCTGGGGAAGCCCTGGCAGGTCGAAGGTGGCGATGGTGCCGGTCTCTTCGTCCACGAGCTGCAGGTCGCGCCCGTAGCGGCTGGCCACGGTGCCGTCCATGTCGGGGCGGATGTCCAGCAGCGGCAGGTCGCGGTACGTCGCCGCCGGCATCACGGCCGGCCAGTCGCAGGGCTCGTCCACCCGGAACTGCAGCGGGATCCGGCTGGCGTCGTCGTGCCAGGCGGATTCCTCCGAGGCGTCCGGCAGGAACGCCCGGCGCACGGGCCAGAGCCGGGCGCCGGCGGACCAGGCCGCCTGCAGGCCGTCGGCCAGCGCCAAGCCTTCGGCCTCAACGGCGTTGATCGTGACCAGCTCCCAGACATCCACGGCCGACCACAGCACCGCTTGACCGCCGGCGACGAAATCAAAGCCGGTCGTGCGACAGGGAATGAACTCGCCGTCCATGGCCACGGCTTCAGCCAGCACCTGGCCGTCGTGCCAGATCGGCAGCTGCCAGGGCTGGGCGCCGCGGTCGAAGCGCAGGTTGTCGATCACCCGGCGATCGCGCTTGTCGCCGATCACGTCGAAGGCGAACGACCGCCGCGGCGCGGTACGCAGCTGGCGCTTCGGGCCGATCCCGCTCGTGGGCGCGACCATCGCATCGGTGAGCCAGGCCAGCGTCTCGCGCACGGGCTTGCCCCAGTCGGCGGGAAACGGCCAGATCACCGGCTGGCCAGAGGCGAAGCTCACGACTGCAGGCCCTCCCGCACGGCGCTGCTGTTGTCGAGCACCTTGTTGACCACGGCCTTCTCGAATGCCGGCACTTCAGCCAGGCGCTGGGCGAGCTCGTTGATGTCGAACAGGGTGTAGTTGCGCAGCGTCAGGCTCGGCGCCGGCATGCCACCGCCCACCAGGCCGCCGCTGGCGTAGCTGAACTTGGGCGAGCGCACTGGCGCGGGCGGCAGCGCCCGGGCGAACCGGGCGCGGGGGATCTGGCCCGCGTGCAGGGCGCGCATGTAGTCGAGGCCGTACTTGGCGACCGTCTCCTGCGGCATCACGTACTCGCCACGGTGGACGACGCCGGCGACCTGGTACTTGCCGCCGTAGCCGGTGAAGCCGCCAGCGTCAAAGCCGCCGATCGAGCCGGCCGCGTTCGCAGCCGCTAGCGACTGGGCGGCGAACAGCAGTTGGCCAGCTGCGGTGGCGATCGCGGTCGCACCGGGGATCATAGCGCCGGCGGCTACGCCCAGCTGCGTTGCCGGGGCCGCCAGCGCGGTCGCACCGGTGCTGAGTGTCGAAGATGCGATCTGCAGGCTTGCGGCAGCGGCGGACGTCGCCGCGGCCGCCTGCTGCTCCCCGCCCTGTCCGCCACCACCGAGCATGCCGAGCAAGCCAGACAGCTTCCCGGCCAGCTGCTGCGACCATTCCTGGGCGATGAACTCCGCCACGCCACGCGCCATCGACAGGAAGAACTGCTCGCCGGCCTCGCGCAGGCTGTTGGTCGCAGTCACCAAGCTGACCAGCGAATTGGAGAACGAACTCTCGAAAGTGTTGGCGATGGTCGTTCGCAGCAGGTCCGTGGTGGCCGCCATGGACTGCAGCTCGAGCCGCATGCGCTGGACGTTGGCCAGCGCTTCGGGGTTGCCCAGCGCGATCGCTGCGGCTTCCATTTTTGGCAGCAGCTCGTTGAGCAGCACGGACTGTTCGCGGTAGAGCGCGACGATTTCGCGCTGGGCCCCACCAGCGGTCAGCAGGCCCGCCTGCTGTTGCACCTGGATGGCCTGCTGGCGCCGCTGGATCTCCCCCATCACCTGCTGCCAGGTGGCCTCGAGCTGCTTTAGATCGTTCTCGGCCTGCTTCAGGCCCAGCAACTGGCTGAAGCCGGCAGCCTGGTCAGCGCGGCCGGCATTCAGCGCCTGCTGCTGCAGCTGCGTGATGCGCTGCTGGGCGCGCAGGAACTCGGCGTCCGAGGCCTTTCCCTGCAGGGCGAGGATCTCGAGCTGCGCGTTGGCAAACTCCTTGGCCAGCTCGATCTTGTTGCGCTCGCTGTCGAGCAGCTGCGCGGCGTCGATCAGCTGCTGCTTCACGCCGGCGCTGTAGTCCTTGTAGCCGCCCTTCGTGATCTCGTAGTAGATCCGGGCGCTTTCCGAAACACGGCCGGTCGCTTCGTCCATCAGGTCCAGCATGCCGATCTGGCGCCACAGGTTCTCGATCTCGCGCTTCCCGGCGGCCTCGACGTCCTTGCCCGCCTTGGTGGCCTTCTCCCCCTTCTCTTCGTATTTCTTGATGATCGCGTCGAAGCGGCGCTGGTACGAGCCATCGGTCAGGCGCGGGTCTTCAACGCCACGCGCACGCGCATCAGCCTGGATCGTCTCGAACTCCTCGAGCAGGGCGTTCAGTTCCCTCTGCCGGGCAATCCCCTTGTCTGCCCGGGCCGTCTCGTCGTCCCACCTGGCACGAACTGCGACCGCATCCGATTCCAGCTTGCGGCGCTTGGCTTCCTCCGCGGTCAGCTCCTCCGTGACCGCCTTCTCTTCCCGCAGCACCTCCAGTCTGGCGCGCAGGGCCTCCTCGCTGCGATCGTCGCGGAGCGCGCCGACGACGAGATTGAGCCCGGGAAGCGAATTCTGCAGCGCATTGAACGTCGTGCTCCGCCTGGCGGCGAGCTCGGCTTCGATGCGACGGATCTCCGCGCTGGGATCCGTGCTCCCGATTCCGGCCACCAACAACTTGAACTCGTTGAACGCGCCACTGACCGCCGTGCTAACGGCGAGCCACGTGCGCTCCAGAAGACCGGCCGATTCACGCATCTCTCTGACCCGGTCTTCATGGACGCGAGCCAGTTCACCCAGTGCGACGCGAACCGCGTCTGTCTTGCGGCCCTGGTCCTCGAGGGAACGCACGTGCTCGTACACTTCGGTCGTGAGGAAGTTGTACTGCTCGTTCATCTCCACCAGGAACTTCGTCGGTTCCTTGGCAAGCCGGATGATGTCCTTGGTGGTGTCGTCGATGCTCCGGCCGGTCAGGGTCGCAAGGTTGACCGCAGCCGAAGTTGCGCTGTTGAGCGAATCCCCGGCGATCCTTCCGGACGCCACCAGCGCCTGCAGCGCCTTGTTGGCGTCCGCGAATTGGCCGGTCTCGCTGCCGACGCTGGAGCTGATCTCGACCAGCTGGCCGGCGGTCACGCCCGCCGCCTTGCCGGTGGCGATCAGCGCCCGCTCGAAGGCACGAAACTCCAGGTAGCCCTTCACGGCCGCGACCGTCACCACACCAATGCCAGCAGCCGCGCCAAGCGCCGCAGCACCGACTCCCGAGAGTGCAATCCGTGCCAGCCCTGCCCCGTTGCCGAGCTGCACGATCTGCCGTCCCGCCATGCCCCACTGGCCGCTGGCCGAGTAGGTCAGCAGCTGCGTGAGGTTGCGCTGGACGCCGGCGGTCTCGAGGTTCAAGCCACGCAGCGCCCGCGCCTGGTTGTTGATGCCCTGCACGGAGGCGCGCTGCGCGGCAATGCCAGCCATCGCCTTGTTGTACTGCTCGCGGCTGATGCGGCCTTCGTCGACGGCGCGCTTGAGCTTGACTTCGTCCGACGCCAGGCGCTGCAGCTGCGCACCGGCCCGGTCATATCGGGACAGGGCGCCGTCGATCGACTTCTGCTGACGGTCCGTGCTGGCGGTCAGCTGCTTGTGGCTCTTGTCGAGCTGGCCAAGCGCTTCGTCGTACTCCTCGGCCGTGATCAGGCCCTTGGACATGGCCGCGTCGAGCCGGGCC